GAAATTGTTGTAGCTCCATTAATTAAAGCCGTTCCGCTAATTTGTAGACGTTGACCGCTGTCTGTCGTTTTTCCTACTATAAAATTTCGTGCTGCCGAAATTCTTGCAGCCTCTTGAATATTTGTAGTATCATAAATACCAAATAAAATTGGACTTGCCGTTGTACAACCATTAAAAATAGTCATATCCCTATCAACTGCACCTTGTATAAAGTTATTTGATGCCGTTGCAAGTCCTATTCCAATTTGTTTTGTTGCACCAGAACCGGAATTATTTATTCTTAAACTTGGAGCGGTTGCACCAATTACAACAATATGATTATCACCGGTAGCATTATTGACAACTAATCTACCACTGGTAGTTGTTTGCGCTCCAATAAATGTTTGACCTGTTGTTTTTTTAATAGTTAATTGTTCATTAGCTCCAATAACATCAAAAATTCCAAAATCATTTGCACCCGAATTATAAAAATTACCTATACGCCATAAACCACTACCTGAATTTTGAAAAGCTAATAAGCTATTATTTGTAGCAGTTGTTTGATTAAGTTGTGAAATCACATTAACTCCACTATGTACGTCTAATGCTGATGTTGGTGTAGGTGTATTAATACCTAAACTTGTATTAAAATAGCTTAAATCATAATCAACAATAAAAACGTCTTTTGCACCTGTTCCGCCGCCGCTATTATCATAATTAAATCTAAATCTTTCACCGCCACTTGCATATGGACTTGCATTGTCACCAACTTGAAAAATCATTTCTGCTTGGTCTGATGTTGTAGCAAAACCATATATTTTCCAAAAATCCGTATTGCCCATACCTTGTAAAATAGAATTTCCAGAACTAGACAAAGCATTTGCATCAATAGTAATTAGATTACTTGATAAACCACCGGCAGTAATTGTAATACCTTGATTAGTAGTTTTACCATTTGTAGTTACTTGCTGCAAAGTGCCAGTAGTTCCGGCGCCGGGGTCTGCTATTTGTATCCATGATGTACCAGTATCTCGATATATACCAGTGCTTGGGCTATCGGTATCTATAAAAACGCGACCTAAAAAACCAAAAGCAGGTCTTGTAGCTAAACTACTTGCGTAAATAGCCGGTGTTTGCCGTTGGTTTAATATTGATAAATCTATATTAGGCATTATTTAAATAATTTTTCTTTACTGAAACTAAATTATTTGTTCCACCAGTATTGATAAAAGTTGCTAACAATCTTGTTTGCAAAAATTCTCCGGCATTACCTTCAATTTGAAAACTTTGATTTTGTTGTAAAACAACTTGGTCAATTTGAACGGCATTTGTTCCATAATTTATAAATAAAATACTATTACAATCGGTAGTTACATAACCATTTGCATCATAAGTAATCATATTTATATCTACATTAATTCTACCGGCTTGTATTTCAAAATTGCTCATTTTTTTATTTTTAAAGGTGTAAGGAATGAATTAAATGGAATAAGGAACGCCTACTTTTTTTCCGTTTATAGTAGTACCATAAAAAGATTGATAAGTTTCAATATCTTTTGGCTTACTTACTTCTCTTATTTGTTCTAATATTGGCGTTGTAACATTTTCAGAACTATTTAATTGCATTACTACATCTTGAACCGAACTTGTTACATCAGGCACAAATTCGCCCTTATCCAATGGGTCTACAATTACTGAACCTTTGTACTTCTTTTTACCATTTTTATAAAAATAGTAAACCGCAGCACCACCTAATAACAATAATAATAATGATAAGCCTTTATTTTTCATTTTAACTTCTTTTTAAACCATTAACGTATGTAATTAATTGATTAACTTGTTCGGCGCTAAATCTATCCGCCGGGTAACTTAATAAAGTTCCACCTAATAACCAATTTAATAAATCCTTTTTATATTTTTCATTAAATTTAAATGCTAAATAAGATACTTGCGTTTGCGTTTTAAGTGATTTAAAAACGCCTAAAACAGCATCAAAATCATCATAAAAGTATCCGGGTGCATTCCAAATTGTATCAATATATTTATTAACCGCATCATTTTTTATAATTAGTGCATTAGGTACACTTCGCCAGTAATTAGGATTAAATGCAGAACCCGGCTTTGTAATTTCCTTATCTACATTTTTTTCCTCACTACTTTTACTTAATCCAAAACTTTCGGATAGTGGTTTTAATATTTTAGTATATGCTAAATATAAAATAACGCCACCAATAATTAAATTTTGGTTATCCTTTAAAAAATTACTTTGCGCCATTTTATAACATCATTAAAAGTGATTTTAATTTCATTGAGTTCATTTCATCTAATTTTCTTAAATGCTCAATGGTTACACCCTTATCCATTAAGGAATGTAAAATTTTCAACGCCTCATCAGTATCCTCAATTCCGGCAATTCCGGTAGGCGCACCCGTTTTTGAAAACATATTTCCAACCAATCCCATAATTCCGGCTACGATTGTTTCTTGTAATTGCGGATTGCTTAACATAGCGTTCAATGGGGATTGCTCAACTTCTTCTTCTTCTTCTTCCATTTCGCCAATACTTTCCAATGCGCTCAATCTTGATTGCATTAAAGCATTTTGCTCTATTAATTTTTCTAATAACATTTCAGTTCTTGGACTTCCAACATTACCCATTTGGTTCATAGGTAAAAATTGTTGAGGTCTATTTAACTGGAATGAAATAGAAGTAAGGATAGGCTCTTTTTTCCTACCCTTACTCACTTTTTCTTCGCTAATAACTTGTATTAGGTATGGATTGTAATTTTCAACATTGTTACGAAGTTGCGTTAATGCCATTTGCAATTCTTGTCTACCAATTTCCTTATCGCCGCTAAAATTATAACGCAAATATTGTGGACTTGGGTTCACACCGGCATACACTTTATAATCGTTACCTTCTGCGGTATCATAAAAATTTAGTACTTCATCAATTGTAAATATTTCGGGTCTAAACGCTGCCATAACAAATAAGATTTTTACATATAATAATAAACGCCAAATGAATAAGCTACACCAGTTGTCGCTAATGCGGTAGGTAAGCTAATATAAGATTTAGTCCAACTAATATCTTGGTCATTCATTTCCGGTAATTCAAACACATAAGCTCCACTACCTTTTACAATGTTAGAAATTGCAACCAATGGCAATTGATAAATCAATTGTAAATCGCCTTGGTATAATGTCAAATAAGATTTACTTAAATCGGCATCAGTTACGCCGGGTAAACCTGACAAAATACTAAACGGGGTTGCGTTAATATTGTAAACCTGTATAGCTTGTATGTGTGCATTTCGAAGCTGGGGCTGGTCGCTAAAAAAGAACTTTGTTAGGCTTGACCCCGAAGCAACGGGGACTTCCAACCCTTGAAACCTTTTTATTCTCATACAATAATTTTATAAATAATAAAATAGGGTGGGGCAATTGCTCCCCCACCTGAGCGGCTTTTATAGTTAGCTAAACTATATTGTAAAATAATTATTTTACAGTCGTTACATTTTGTAGTAACAATCCTCTCTGCTGAACGCAAATAAAACTATTTGCAGTAATTGTAGCCGGAGCGCCTGAACAAATTAATTGGAAATTGATGTTTGCAGCACCATTCATTACAATACCAGGTTCAACCGGGTAGAATGTATTTTGTGAAGCATCAAATTGGTCTGTTGTACTTGCGCTTTGTTGTGTTTGTGGCACAAAATAGCTACGGAATACATCATACGCCGGTACAACTAAATCATTATTAATTGATAATGATAAGTAACCATTGTATAAGCTCCATAAATCATCATCACTTGTTCCGGTAAATGCAGTAGCATTTGGATAAGAATATAATTTTGCATTTGTAGTTGATGCACTACCAATACCAAAAAGAATACTCCATTCGGTAGCTACGAAAATGTCTTGTAAATTAAGACGGCGTTCGTTAATTCTTACCGCTCCATTTTGGGTATCGTTTACCAATACCGGAATGTGATAATTTGCACTTGAAGTAGATAAAGCTACTTCACTTCTTAAATATGATTGTGTAATTTTTGCGTGGTCTACACTATAACCCAATGAACGAACGAGCGCTTTTGCGTTCTCGAAGGTCATTCTTGCTCCAACTTGTGATGCCATTTTATTTAATTTTTATTTTTTTAATTAAAGGTGTAAATGAATGAACTAACATTCTTCGTCTAAACCGGCAATACTTGGTGTCATATACGAAGTATCTACCAATCCTTCACGATTGTACATAGCAGCAATCATAGGTGTTTTATAATCGCTATCAGATGCAACCGCACCAATACCATTAAGAACGCCAAATGATTGAACTAATTTAATACCACCAACGGCAATCATACCATTTGCAAGACCCTGACCGGCAGCGCCTTTAACAAATCGAGGAAGTACTAAACCAACTGCAACCGGGATAGCCGCTTTGATTTTTTCATTCGCTACTGGAACAAATTTAGATACTAATTGAGCGGCAACGCCACCTGCAATTGTATAGGCAACGCTCATAGCAGTTGAACCTACTGCGCCAATGCCTGACATTTTACGACGGCGTCTTGGTGCGCTTTTTCTTTTGTACGATTTTCTACGCATTTTTTTGTTTTTTAATTATTGTTAGAAAAATTTAAATAAGTTTTTTTAATTCTTTTGCGTGTGTTTTTAATTCAGTAATTAATTTTTTAATTTCTGATATTCTTGTTTTTATAATTTTTATATTAGCCGGAAAACCTTTATTTGATTTTAATGCAAAATTCCAATTTATTAAATATTGTTCTTGTTTTGCAATTTCATTTTTAGTATCATCATACTTTCTTAAAATCATTCTATTTTGTGAAATTACATTTTTATCAATTCCTGATACAACACGAATATTTACATTATGGCTTTTTGTGTCTTTATGGTTTTCCATTCCATTTACTCGGCGTTTATGCGCTGGAATAGTTGCCCAATTTTTATGTTTTTTCGCTGAATATCTTGGTTTAGTTTTTTGAACAACTTTTTTAACCGCTTTTTTTGGTGCAGCCTTTTTAACAACTTTTTTAGCTGCTTTTTTTGGCGCTGCCTTCTTAACAACTTTTTTAGCCGCTTTTTTCTTTACTGCGCCTACTTTTTTCTTTCCGTATACTTCTGCAAACGCTTCTTTTAATGAAACGCCCGTTTTTTTTCGGATAGCTATTGCCTTTTTAAATTTTTCTTTTGCTATTTTTTGTGCTGCGGTCATTGTATTATTTTTTTGCGAATTGTTTAACTAATAAGAACCCGGCGGCTACTAAACCTAATGTTATTGCAATATTCATTCCGGCTTTTTGACTGGTTAAAGAACTTGGAATAATAGATTTACTTTGTCTTACTAACTCTTGAGCCTCTTGTTGAAAACCGCCACGACTTAATTTGTCGGCTAAATCTTCAATTGTTATATTTCTATTAAACCATTTAGAAAAACCTAAAATATTACCAGTGCCGTTTGCTTGTACATATCTAACAAGATTTAACGCTTCATTTTGTACGCTATCCCCATCATTTATAATCCAATTTATTGCATTCGTTCCTTTTGGTGCATTAATTCTTACATCACTTGCATCCCATCCCTTCCAATCGTTAGGATTAGGCTTATTTGAAAATAAACTAACTAAGGTATTAACGGCGTCAAAAGCTATCCCAACCGGGTTTGCTAAATCACTTGCCTTTGTACCTACGTTTGTTACTTTACTTAAAATATCTGCAAAACCGCTTATTTGTGGCATATCTTGTAATGCTTTTGTTACTTTGTTTATTGCTACTTTATATTCTAATTCTTTTGAACCTCCCGGCTTTATTTTTCCGCTTATTAAAAGCCTATCCCTATCGCTTACTAATCTATCACGATAAGCAGACATTTCCTTAAATTTTTGTTGTGCTGAATAGTTAGTATCTATTCCGCTTAACGCTATTAAACTCATTTTAACTTTTTTATCTTTATAAAATGTTGGTTGTTTACTTTTATCATCAAACCTATCTAAAACCGGGTCTATCCAAATTTCATTTTTAGTTCCGGGATATAAAACCGCAAACACGTGTCCGGGTTCTTTTACACTTTCTTTATAACTTGCAAAACGATACGCCACTGGCACATTCATAATACCTTTTCTTGCTAAACTTGAAAAGATACCATTTGTAAATAAAGCATAACTTTTACAATCCCCCGGCATTGATACAATTGCCGCCGGACTTCTTAATGTTTGATTGCTTGAACTTTCAATGTAATATGGAACATTGTTTTTTAAAAACTCCCAAACATTTTTTGCGGTTTCTTCTACATCTGCACCTACAAAATATTGACTTATTTTATCGTATTCACTATCCCATTTATAATGGGTATCAACAATGCCATTAACAATGTCTTTTGTGCTTTGGTCGGTTGTAATAACTTTTTTATAGTTTTTAAACGGACTTAGCTTTTGTAGTATAAAATTTTTACTATGCAAAGAACTTATAATTAATAATGAATGGTAAAGGAACTCTATCAATAGTTGCGCTACCTTTCAAAACAAAATTTAATTGCTTTGAAGTAAATAAAATACTTGCCGTATTAACTAAATTTAATAAAGAAGTATTTGCAACTATATTTAGCTCTTTTTCCGAATTACCCGGAATATTAATTAATTGATTAAATGTAACATCGGCAACCTTCTGTCCACTCTCTAAAAATAATTCAGCATCTAAATTTCCAAATGTTGTTGAAACATTTGTAGGATTGAACAATTTTACCCCTAATGTAATTTCAGGGTTCAATACATTCCCCCCTAATTTAATTCGGGTGGGAATATAGGTAAGGGATTGCTGAAACCTGAATTTATTAAATATCCAGTATAGCGCACCCGCTCCCAGTAACAAACCAATCCATTTTTTAGCTACCATATTATCAAAATTAAGGTTTTTTACTAAAAAACAAAAATTTTTTAAAAAATGTGTGCGTTGGTTAAACTTTTAGTTTAAAAATTTATATCTTCGCGCTTGTAGGCGCGAAGATAAAATTTAAACCACCTATTTTAAACCACTTAAACCGGTTTAATTTCTTACACATTCATTCATTTACACCTTTAAAAATAAACCTATCCCATAATCAAGTGTATAGGCACAAAAAAACCGGGTTTTAAACCGGTTCTTTGCACTTGGGGGGAATTGTGCGTGTTATTGGGGGTTTTTAAGCCAAATACGGCAATAAAATCGTTTTGTGGACTTCTCGTATACATTTATATATTTCGCGCCGGATTTACGGCAAAAATCGGCAAAACTATCCAAATTTGTTACCTTCCTATATTTTCGGGGGGATATATTTAATTCAGGTTCAAAAAAAACTATTGTTGAATAAGTATTTTTCATATTTTTGTATAGTAAGTGAATGAAATAATGGTTAGGGTAATCATTGTTTTGTCTAAGCCGGTTAATTTATTTAACCGGTTTTTTTTTGTACGCTAACATCAAAAATTCAATATCACTTTTGGTTAAAATTGTGTCATTGTACTTAAATCTTATTTGATTATTTACTTTAACCATTTTAATAAGACCGCTTTTTAGCATTTCAACTAAAAACTTTTTAAAAGTTCGTTTCGTTATCATTTTGATTATATGTGTAATTAAAATATTGTTCTGCAAATTCTTGTTTTTTAAATTCCGCTACTATGTAATCAAACCCATCTATGTGAGCTTTTATAATCTGCTCTTTTTCTTTTTTAAGATAAGGCTTAATTACTTTTAGCATATTGTATGTATTCATCATACTAAATTTTGTAGCATTATTTTCTATATGCTCAATCATTTGTTGAATTGCGGTTTTGTTAAAATCTTTTTTCATAAAGGTTATTATAATTTTTTGTTATTAAATTTTTTTCAATCCATATTTTACAAAGTTTCTTTGCATAACTTGTTCCCTTTGCGGTTACTTCCTGAATTTCTGCAATAACATCTTTGTATGGTTTTTCAATTGCCAGTATTTGCAAAATCATTTTTTTATGGTTCATTTCATTAAAATTCAATGGGTCAATTTTGTTTGTGTTTTCCGGCTCTTTGATGCTATCCATTTGACGCCATTGGTTATCATAATTCATTAATACAACCGGTTCAAAATCTTCCGAACTGCGAAGGAAACGAGGTTGCAAAGTGAATGTTTTTTTCTCTTTGTCTTTAATTACTTCCAAAGTAGAACTTGCCCACCTATCACAATTTGAACCCAAATGACCCAGTGTTTGATTGCCCAACCCTTTGCCTTGATGCAAAACGCCAATAAATAAACAATTATAAATTTTTGTAAGTTTCTTAAACCAATTAACAAGTTTGCGGCTCTCTACTTCGTTATTATAGTCAAAAATAAGGTCTAAAATTCCGTCTATTATAACAACCGGACATTCCGGGTTATTTTCTAAATACGTTTCAATTAACGCCCTAATTTCATCGGGGTTATCCTCACGAACCGAATAAAAGTGCGCCCATTCAGGTAAACCATTAATACCGGCAAAGTTTTTAATCTTATTAACTTGTCTAAAAAAATCGTATTCGGATTGCTCCGTATCGAAATAGGCAATTTTGCGCCTACCTTCCGGGAAACGAAATTTCATACCAAACATATCGCCCGGCATAAATGCACTTGAAATAGCGGCGGCAAGGAAAGTTGATTTCCCTGCCTTTGCCATTCCACTTAAAATTATGAAGTTTTGAATAACCCCAATCGGTAATTCGCTAATTGTAAAAACAACCTGGTCTTTTGGGGGGATAAAATCGGGATTGTATTTTCTTTTGGCTAATTTTTCGGGTAGGGTTATTGTCTTGTCTTGTTCCATTAAATATTTTGAATAAATCCGAATAAAAATAGTGCAATTATAAACACTATTAAAGCCTGAATTTCCGGACTACATTTGAATAACATTTGAGGTATCTTCTTTTGCATCTTGTAATTTTTGTAAGGTTTTAAAAAATTCATCAGTTAAAATTTGAGCCTCTTTCATAATATTTGAAGGGTTATCTTTAAAGCCGGTTCTACTATTACCTTCTTTTGCGCATACAATTGATAAAAGAACTTGCTCATATTTAGTAAAGCCGGGAATAGCGGCTATAATACGCCCAAATTCATCTTTAATGGGCATACACGGATAAGCGGGTGCATTAGTTTGATATTTCATTGTTATCATTTTTATAAGTTTCTAAATAAGGTATTTTTAAATTATCAAGAAATTTTTTATAAGCCTCAGCCAATTTTAAAACATCTCTACTATCTTGTAATGAAATAGATATATGCTCGTGTTTACTTGAAAAAATTATTGTAAATGCTTTTGTTTCTAATTCAATAATTTGTTTATCAAAACTATTATTTAATTTCATCTCTTATATATTTAGATTTTAAAGATAAGCGGATAGTAACTCCGCCGGATTGGTTTTCGTAAATGTCGGTTATTAATTCCTTCATTAAATTAACTTCGTGCGGCTCAATATTTACAACCCTTACAATTTCATCATCAGTAGTGCAAATATTAAGTAAAAAAGCATTGTGCGGAATTTTAGATTGTTTTGTCTTGCTCATTTTCAAATGGGTTTTTTTCTTGAATTGAAATTGATAAAAATTTGTTGTTTGATTTGCCAAATTTGACCCAACCGGCAACCTCATAAAATTTGCCATCTAATTTTACCCAACCTTGATAATCGGGCTGTTTTTCATTTTTTTTGTTCGTTACGGCGTTCATTGAGCCATAACCATTCAGAAGGGATTGTAGATACTCGTTTTTCATTTTTTTTTTGTTTTTTTAAGTAAAGAATAAAAGATATAAAATAGGTTAATAAGTAAACTATTATTGTGAGCGGAATAGACACAACAAATAGATATACTATTGCAATAAATTTTATTAGTAATTTTTTCATTGAAACGAATTTTCCAACATTTTTATTTCGTGGTTATAATGCTCAATTGAAGCATCAATTAAAATACGAATTTCAAATGCTAAATCAAACGGAATATCGTTTTCATTAAGAGATAAGAATTTTCCCCCTGAACCATAAAAAAAAATTGTAACTTGTTCGTATGGGGTAAGTGAACGGAGCGCCTCTAAACGCTGAATTTTGGATTGCGCACTGGCAATTTGACCCAAAATTTTTTGGTCGGTGTTAAATGTCATAAGATAGGGTTTTTTGTTTTGTAGGCTAAAATTATACATAAATAGTTGAAACCACCAAATAAATTTTATTACGGGCATAAAAAAACCCCCAAAATAGACATTTCGGGGGTAATCTTCCTTACTTGTATTTAACCCTATCTATAACAAAAATAGTTCTTTTTCAGCCTCACGGCGTCTTGTTAGACCCGGTATTACTACCAATACTCCGGCTGAATTTCGCCCTTTGTTCCATTTTAGGAACTCCGCCGCTACTTCGGTTTTAGGACTTCCGGCGTTCAATTTTCTTAATAAAGTAGACGTTTGTAGAGCGCCTAAACCTAAATTATAGGCAAAAGAAGTTAAACTATCCAATTGATTTTGATTAATGGGTACTTTAACGAGCTTTTTAACGCCAGTTGCAAATTTCCCGGCATCTAACCTTAACCACCTTAAAGCCGTTTCCTTGTCTATTATATCGCCTTCCTGAACCTTACGTTTTGCATCGTGATTATATGTCGAACCAAAACCAATTGTCCAAATATTACCGGTATCCCGGTAACTTTTAAGCCTTTCGCCTTCAAAATCTTTAATAAAGTTTAAACCCTTTGCAGAAACTCCCATAGCGGTTGCGGTTGTAAGTAATAAGACAATTGCCGCCACAATTATAATTTTTGTGGTGGTTGTCATTATTTTCTATTATTTAGGTTAATATCACTATCTTTTGCGGCTACTAAACCTAAACCGGTTAAAATTGCCGTTACACCACCGGGAATATCGCCCTTAATAATCGTTGCTACACCAGTGATTAAAGTGCCTAAACCAAATAGGCTTGTTTTCCAATTTTTAAACATAAAATTATTTTTTAGTAAAAAAATCTAATTTAGTTTCAATTCGTGCCAATCTATCTAATATTTCAGTATTAGTATTATTGTGCTTTAATAAATCTTTTTCAATTTTATCTAAACGGCTTTTAGTGGTAAAATAAAAACCACTGGCAACCGCTACGAATGTAAAAATGCTAATTACTAACTCCGTTTGCATCATTTTCCGATTTTTCTTCTTTTAGGATTGCTCTTGAAATAATATTAAAACTATTAGCCGCTAAAAAACTTGCGTCCATATTTTCAAATATTCCGCCTTTACTTGCAGCGTCTAATACTTGTTTAATTACGTTCAATGCTTGTTCGTTTGTCATAGATTTTATTTTAAGGTTTAATTAAGCTAAGGTAATATTTAATTTACTTGCCGCCCAATCATAAGCAGATTGGTTAATGTCTTGCGTTGAACTCCATACATCATAGTCAGGCTCACCCATTGTTAGATTTCCGTCTGCAAGTTTAACGGCGTCCGCATCTAATAATTGCCAATAGAATGTTGCACTATTTAATAAGTTATCATTAATAATGATTAAGCTAAAAAGGGTTGCGGTTGCTTGTTGTCCGTTTACCCATAATGTAATAGGTTGTATTTGTTTCATATTATTTTAAGTTTTCTATTTTGGTATTAAGTTCTTGAATAGCTTTAATTAAAATTGGTATGAATACTGAATATTTAACAGATTTAGTAGTAGTTCCTAAATTAAGACCATTTTTGTCAATATCATTTGTTTCCTCAATTAAATTTGGAAATATTGTTTCTAATTCTTGCGCAATAACTCCTATTTGTTTCATTTGTTGACCTATAAGATTAAAATTTCTAATTTTAACCTTTAATAAATCATTTAATTTGTCACTTGTATCAACAATATTTTCTTTTAATTTAAAATCACTAATTGCACCATAACTGTTATTAGCATTTTGAATATTTCCATTTCCTAAAATTTTGATATTAGTTACACCACCAATATCACTATATCCAACAAAATGGTTCCAACCTGTTCCAGAAGCAGTATAAGTAAGGCTTGTAATTACATTACCAGTAAAACTTGCTGTTGATTTTTCAGCATAAAAAATTTCTTGTGTTGTTGAATTTCCAATTGCATATACTTTTGCATTAGGTGTATTACTACCAAAACCAACGTTGCCAGAATTTAAAATTCGCATACGTTCAATTCCGTTAGTAAGAAATATCATATCATCATTAAGCTGATTATTGATATAAAATTTACTATCTGCTCCACCAAAACCAATGTAACCCATATCACCAGAACCATTCGTCCATTGTATATAGTTTCTACCAGCTGCAACAGTTGTATTTATGAGTAAATTTTGACCACCACTAACAGAAGTAGAAATTGTTGTAGCTCCATTAATTAAAGCCGTTCCGCTAATTTGTAGACGTTGACCGCTGTCTGTCGTTTTTCCTACTATAAAATTTCGTGCTGCCGAAATTCTTGCAGCCTCTTGAATATTT